TGCTCTTGGTTTCGTTACGTATTGCTAGCCTCGACGTTTGCGGCAAGCGTCTGTCCTCATGCAAGGCGCGGTTTGGACAGAACGCTGAGTTGCCCTTCGGTGGCTTCCCGGCCGGCGGGCCTTGATTCGTTGACGTTGCCCGCCGCGAGCCAAGCCCTGGCGTATCGATCACGCCCGCGCAGGCCTACCCGCGCGAGTCATGCGGACTTGCTCGTGATCCGCAAGGGTCGTGAGGTTTACTGGCGGTGCCGAAACCTTGGAGTGGGAACCGATCAGTTGGTGATCGACCCCGAGGACTATGCCAAGGCCGATGAACAAGGGCAGATTGTGGCCGTGGTGCACAGCCATCCGGGCCTGCCGCCGAAGCCAAGTCAGGCTGACCGGGTGGCGTGTGAGGCCAGTGGATTGCCCTGGGCACGTCGTGAGCGTACCGAGCGATACCTGGGCCAGCATTGAGCCAATTGGCGACGTTGCCCCTTTGGTGGGGCGCGAATGGTCGCACGGGCGTGCTCGACTGCTACGCCCTGGTGCGCGACTGTGTACATCAGTTGGAACGCCGGGTCGCATCTGCCCGACTTCGCGCGCTTTGATGAATGGTGGAAGCGCGGCGAGAACCTCTATCATCGAGCAGGCTTCGCGCGCCGCTGGGCTTCGCCGCCGGTGGATCCCGGCGATCTCCAGGCTCGGCGCACCGCTTCCTCGATGCAGGTGGCATCTCCCGGTGCCGAACCACGCCGCCGTGTACCTGGGAGACGGGCTTGATCCTGCATCACCTGGCAGGGTCGACTCTCCAGCCGCGACGTCTGCGGCCGCTACTGGCAAAAAGTCACGACACACGTCCTCAGGTACGCGAGCGGTGGTCGCGAGTCAAGCTCTTCTCGGTGAGCTCGGGCGCCGCTTATGGCCGCAGGCACCGCCTGGCCGTCACATCAGCCGCTGAGGCCATTCGCGCGTCCGGCAGCAATTCCCCGCCTTCGAGCGCGAACTGGCTGGCCTCTGGCGAGCGTGGCGTGGGATACCGAGTGCTGGCTGGCCGTGAGGCGTTGACGCTGGATCGCCTGCACGAGCCAACAGGGCAAAGCCGTATCACCATCGCACCCAGTCATCTCGGGCGCGGGTGGCGATGGCCTTGGTCAGATCTTGCTGGGCGCAGCCTTGCTGGCCGTCGCCTGGTGGAATCCATTGGGCTGGGCAGCGTCGGGCGCGTTTTTGTCGCAGGCGACGCTTTATTCGGTGGGTACCGCCATGATTCTTGGGGGTGTGGCGCAGATGATCGCCCCACTCCGAAGGCCACCGAGCCCTCGGAGCGGCCTGAGAACAAGCCCAGCTACAGCTTCAATGGCGCGGTCAACACCACCGCTCAGGGGCATCCTGTACCTGTTGGATATGGACGGCTGATTGTGGGCTCGGCTGTGATCAGCGCCGGAATCGATGTGGACGAGATTGCTGCATGAGCGATTTCAAAACCAACAAGCTCATCATTGGCGCAGGAGGTGGCGGCAAAGGTGGCGGTGGCAGCGCCCGTGTGGCCCAAGAAGCGCCCGACAGCCTGCGCTCCAAAGCCTACGCCCGGGTGGTAGACCTCATCTCCGAGGGCGAGATTGAAGGGTTGGTCGACGGCCTTCAGTCGGTCTACCTGGACGACACGCCCATCCAGAATCCGGATGGATCGACCAACTTCTCAGGCGTCACCCTGGAGACCGAAACGGCAGCCAGCAGCAAAGCTATGTGCCCGGGTTCTCCTCCGTTGAAAACGAGGTGGTTGTAGGCGTTGAGGTCAAGGCGAGTCAGTCCGGTTCAGGAGTTGTGCGGTCCATCACTGATCCGGATGTGGACGCAGTGCGCGTCAAGGTGAGCGTGCCGCAGCTCACGAACCAGGACACGACCAACGGCGACCTGAACGGGAGTTCTGTCAACTTCGCCATCGACCGGCAGATCAATGGCGGTGGCTTCGTTGAGATCGTCAATGACACGATCTCCGGCAAGACCACCACAAAGTACCAGCGCAGCTACTACGTGCCGCTTACCGGCAGCGGTCCTTGGGAGATCCGGGTGCGCCGCATCACCGCGGACTCCACATCCAGCGCAGTCCAGAACAAGACCTTCTTCGACTCGTACACCGAGGTCATTGAGAGCAAGCTGCGGTATCCGAACAGCGCCCTGGTCGCACTGCGTGTGGATGCCTGCGCAGTTTTCCAACATCCCACGGCGCAGCTATGACATGAAGCTGCTGCGGGTGCGGGTCCCCGTGAATTACGACCCGGTCACCCGGGCCTACAGCGGTGTCTGGAACGGAACCTTCAAGATCGCCTGGACCGATAACCCGGCCTGGTGCTTTTATGACCTGGTCACCAGCACCCGCTATGGCCTGGGTGGCTATATTCCCGAGGCCCAGGTCGACAAGTGGGCGCTCTACCGGGTAGCCCAGTATTGCGATCAACTGGTGCCCAATGGCCTGGGTGGATTTGAACCCCGCTTTACCTGCAACCTGTATCTCCAGACCCGGGAGCAGGCCTACAAGGTCGTGCAGGACATGGCCTCGATCTTTGGGGCATGGTGTACTGGTCGGGCGGAGCCATCACGGTCACCCAAGATGCGCCCGCTGACCCGGTCTACCAGTTCACCCCCAGCAACGTCGTGGATGGCGAGTTTTTCCTACCAAGGGCTCATCTGCCAAGGCGCGGCATACGGTGGCCTTGGTCACCTGGAACGATCCGGAAGACTTTTACCGCCAGAAGGTGGAGTACGTTGAGGACGCAGCCGGCATCGCCCGCTACGGCATCGTGCAAAGCGAAGTGGTGGCCCTAGGATGCACCTCCAGAGGTCAAGCCCACCGCGTTGGCAAATGGCTCCTGTACTCCGAGCAGTCTGAATCCGAGATCGTCACCTTCCACGCACCGGACTGGAGGGCGCGGTCGTTCGCCCTGGCGACGTCATCAAAATCGCTGATCCAGTTCGAGGGGGCATGCGCCTTGGGGGCCGGATCGCCGCGGCATCTGCCAGCACGGTCACCTTGGATCAGGACCCGCCTGCCGATCTTCCCTGGCGTTTGTCTGTGATCTTGCCCACAGGCGCGATTGAAGAGCGCCTGGTGGGGCCGATTTCGGGGCGGATGTTGACGGTGACCATCCCCTTTAGCGCGTCACCGCAGTCAGGTGCCATTTGGGTGCTGTCTTCCTCGATCATCGAGCCGCAGCTCTTTCGGGTGGTTGCGGTCGCAGAGCGGGACCCCGGTGTGCATGAGGTCACCGCGCTGGCTCACAACCCAAGCAAATTCGATGCAATCGAAAATGGGCTGGCCTTGCAGCCTCGCTCCATCACGGTGCTCTCTGATATGCCGCCATCGCCTACCGGCCTGAGCGTGCAGGAGAGCCTGTACCGGGTCAGAAGATCAGGCGCAAGTCCTGGTGCAGGTGTCATGGAATGAGGTTCAGGCCGCAGTCGCATACCGGCTGTCCTACCGCGTGGCTGGCGGCAACTTTGTCAGCCTGCCGCTCACCAGCGCCAATTACGTTGAAATCCGAGATGCGCAGGAGGGGGCCTATGAATTCACCCTGCGTGCCATCGGCATCACCCGCAAGGAAAGTGTTCCTGCAGACATGCAGCGCCACGGTGCTGGGCAAGACCCTGCCGCCTTCGGATGTCACGGGCTTCCTGGTCCAGCGCAGAGTCTCCGATCTGCTGATCACCTGGGATGAACTCCAGGATGCAGATCTCGCGGGCTACGAGGTCCGTGTGGGTGCTGGCTGGGACAACGGCCAATTGGTCGCCAAAACCGCTGGCACGCAAATGGTCCATGACCAAAGCGCCGCCGGGCTGTACCCGTATCACATCCGAGCCTATGACACCTCAGGAAACTACAGCGCCCATGTGACGACCTTTGTCTTGAGCCTGCAAGCGCCCTCGACGGTTCGCCAGTTCGATGTGGTGCAGTCGGCCAACCGGCTGGAGTTTCGCTGGCAGCCCAATCCGGAGCCTGAAGTCGTCGGATACGAACTGCGTGAGGGGGCGGCCTGGGATGCGTCTCTGTTTGTCGCCGAGGTCAAGTCCACCAGCTACACGCTGCCCTCTGGATTTGATGGCGAGCGTAAATTCTGGATCAAGGCCATCGCATCGCCCGGCATCTACGGCGAAACGCCAACCTTTGTGTCGACCGTGGTTGCCCAACCGCAAAACGCCAACCTGATTCTTGAGCGCGATGAGCAGGCGCTCGGCTTTCCAGGTACCAAGCACTTTGCCTCGGTCGTATCGGTCAACGGTCACAGCGTTTTGCGCATGAGCACGGGGGCGCAGATCGCCGAGTACCTCTTTGAGGTCGATCTTGTCTCGCCGGTCCGTGCTCAGAACACGCTGCTCAACAGTCTCGGGGCCTCCGTGGATGACCGAACGACATGGCTGGAGGCCAATTTCCCCTGGAGCAGTGATGCAGCCAGGCGCCAGTGGGCTTACGACGGTGCAATCGCCAACGTGGATGCGCGGTTTCAGATCGCTCGGGAGGATGCACTGCAAGCCGGAGAAATCTACCGGCTGGCGTCTTAACGGTTCAACGGCAGGTCTTGATGGAGGACTGGGCAGTCCACTTTCTACCCAAGCGGCAGGCGTGGCCTATGCAGCCGGCCGATATGGCGACGGTCTCCTGGTCAAGGACACCACCCGGGTGGCCTGGTCGGTGAGCATCCCATCGGTGTTCCACACCTCCTTTTGGTTCATCCCTGCTGAGGTCACAACTTGCGTGATCTGGGTTGCAACCGGACCCGCAGGGCTGCTTTTGGTGGGCTATGACGCGGCCACATCGGTCTTTTTCTTGGAAGACCAACTGTCCCGGCAAGTCACTGTTCCGTTCGCGGTGTCGATGACCGATGGCGCATTTGCATTGGCGTCTGCCAGACCGCCTCGCAGCGGCCGCCTTTCGTTGGCCGCATGGGCGCAGATGTGGAGTCAGCCAGTGCAGCCCTTGCGCCTATCGGCGCTTTCAGCCAGTTTGCGTCTGTACTAGGCTGAATTTTTCAAACGCATTCCCAACCGTGGCGCTGTTCTCGCAAGAGGCAGCGCCACTTTCTTTATCCATTTCCACTTCACGAGGATCTTTCATGATCGACGAATCCATGCAGCTTCACGGCGCAATGACCCTCATCCTTCGCCGCGCAGGCGGTGAGATCGAAACGGTCCACAAGGACAACATCATCGTCAACGTCGGCTTTGACTTCATTGCCGATGCAATCGGTAAATCGGTGCAGCCGGCCCGGCGTGATGGGCTTCATCGCGCTGGGCACGGGTACCACCGCTGCGGCGGCCACCCAGTCAGCGCTGGTGACTGAAATCGACCGCAATGCAGCCACCTATGCCCACACCGCGGGCACCAAGACGTTCACCTTCACAGCGGATTTCCTCGCTGGCGACAGCACCGGAGCCCTCACCGAGGCTGGCGTTTTCAACGCATCAACTGGGGAATCATGCTCGATCGGGTGGTGTTTCCCGTGGTCAATAAGGGTGCGGATGACAGCCTGACCGCCGTATTCACCTTCACGATGAGCTGATCGACATGCCCGATACGGTGACGGTCAGTGAGGCACAGGGTGCGAGGTACACCTGGGCATCGGCTGGCTTTACGTGGTCGAGCGCCAGCGCCGGAAAGAACTGGACCACAGCGTATCCAGCCGTCTACAACGTGGCGGTGGCTGTGACCCTTGCCTTGGTCGAGGCGACTGGCAGGCAATGGACCAAGCGCTGCAAGTGAGGGGCCTCGGCTTTGCCGAGGCCTTGGCAAAGCAGCTAACCCTGCGTGAATCAGAAGCAGTTGGGTTTGGCGAAACCTACTCAGACCTGATCGCGTTCGTTCTTCGGTGGGTCGAGACCATGGCGTCCACCGGAGGTGGCTGGCAAAGCTAGCCGCAAGGAACTCGATGAGGCATTCCTGGCATCCGACTACTTGACCCGTGCGATCGCAAAAAACTCATCGGAGAACTTGGCTTGGTCTGATGCGCATCGTCAAAGTAGCGTCAAGCGCCTGAATGAGAGCCTGCCCTTTTTGGAGACGCCTCAACGCGCTGTAACCAAGAGCACCTTCGAGACCTTTGGGCTAGGGGATGACTGGACCGTCTGATCACCAAGCGCATTTCGGAGGCCGTGGTGTTTGCCGAGACCTCACCGACCTGATCGCCTTCATCCTGCGGATCAGCGAGGGGTTGGGGGTTAACGATCTGGGTGCCAAGCAGGTGCGCAAGCCGTTTCCCGAAGCTTTCCAGCAGCACCGACGAGGCTACCCGGCAATACGTA